CTATATTTATATACAACTAATATGGTATAATCATGAGTACAGATTTTGAATTATTTCCTGGTAAGAACCTTAGTGGATTGTTTAAAGATATCTATGATAATCAACAAAACAAGAAACAAAGAATCTCTGAGCTAATTGCTGAAATGAAAAAGGTAATTAGACATGCAGGGGATATGGCAGTAATTGGGCCAATCATAAAAGATTTAGTTGATACATCAGTTAAGAATGATGATTCACTAATCAAGATGGCAGCAATTGCACAAAGAATAATTGGAGCACAACATAAAGCAGAAGGGGATACCGGCTTTTTATCCGATGAAGAAAAGGAACAATTATTAAAACAATTAGATGAAACTATTTCACAAGTAGCAGATGAACAAGATGTAAAAGTTGATGAACTCACTAATGAAGTAGAAGAACTTAAACAAAAGGTAAAACTTAATGAGCCAGAGAATATCTAAACAAACACTTGCATCTTCTGCAAACTATTCTAAGGGAGTTAGTTCAATAGATACCGCTGTTGTAGTTGGTGTGATATTAGATGAAACACATCCAAGACTAAGAGATACAGTAGAAGATAGACATAGTGAAGTTTTTAGTGGTGATAAGAATTTATTTAATGTTGGATGTGTTGTTGCAAGGCGTTTGAGTGATAAAGTAACGGCTGAAGAAAAACTACCAATTTACTATCCACAAAATTCAACCAACTTGGATTTACCTATTGTTGGTGAAACAATAGAAATTGTAGGTAGATATTATAGAAGAATACCTGTTAAGTTTTTAAACCAAGGTAGTGCATCTAAAAATGCAGGAAAAAAACAATTTGATGGTTATGATGAAAGTAGTGGTAATAAAGCATCCTCATATTCAAGTGTATCACAAACAGGTACTACTCAATCAACATCTAATTCAAAAACAGAAGCAAAGTATGGTGATTATTTTGAAATTAATAATGTAAATAGATTAAAACTATACGAAGGAGATAATTTATTTCAATCTCGTTTTGGACAATCAATTCGTTTTAGTGGATATAATAACTCGGATAATATTCTATCCCCAACCATTATAATCAGAAACAGACAAAATTCTAAATCTTTAAATGATTTAAAGATAGGAGATATCACAGAAGAAAATGTTATAGATGATGGTTCAACAATTGCAATAACAAGTGGAGAATACTTATCAGATTTTACACCTGGAACAACAGATACTCCATTAGAAACAACTCCTGAAGTATTTGATGATTATCCAAGTGAACTTAAAGGAGACCAAATATTAATTAATAGTGGTAGAATTATATTATCATCCAAAGAATCTGAAATGATTTTCTTTTCTAAAGGTAATTATGGATTTGTTTCTGATGGTAAATTTAGTATTGATAATGGTAATGATGGAGCATCTATGAATTTTAATGGAGATGTTAGAATTACTACCAATGATAATAATACTTTTATTCTTGGAGGAGCAGGAGAAATATATCTTAATACAGAAGAAACAACAGAACCAATTGCAAGAGGACAAACTTTAATTGATTTATTAGAAGAACTAATTAATGCAATAAATAAACAAGTATTCTCAACTCCATCAGGACCAACTGCAGTGGGGCCAAATAACAAAGGTGATTTTAACAAAATAAAATCTAAGTTAGATACTATACTTTCTACACTTAATTATACGGAGTAGTTATGTCTTGGAAGATATTTAAAAATAATATGTCTCTTTATATGAAGAATCAAGGAGGTATAAAATCTTCAGATGATTTTGCAGAGAAACTAACTAACGAATATGATATGTGTGTTAGAAGAGGACTTCAAACCGCAAATCAAGTACCAATCATGACACCCAATAAACCACTAATGCTTACATTGGTTAAGATTGCTTGTAAAATTAGTTTATCAAAAAAAAGTGGGTTACATACATTTATAGATGATATAGGAAAAGGAGTATTGGGATATTGGACAGGAGCAACATTATCAAATACACCACCAATTATTCCAGCAATGGGAGCATTTCAAAATCTTTATACTATAACTGGATTTACAACTGTACCTGGAACTTGGGCACCGGTTGGGCCATTGATGCCAACTGATAATACTAATCTTTTTTTAGATAGATTAGTTGCTAGTTTACAAATACATTCTACTACAATACAAGGAATGTATATAACAATTTCACTATATCCTGGGTTTCCACTAGTTCCACCAGCACCTGGAGTACTATTTTGGACAGGTTGGACAATACCATAAAATTAAAGAAGATATATTTATATTAAGAACAATAGATTTTAAAATGAACAACAAACAATTAATAAAAGTAATAAAGACTCTTGTTGAGGTAGAAACTGCCAAACAACAAGAACGTTTTTTATCTAAAACTTTTCCAAAGATATTGGAAGAGGAAGTAAATAAAAGATTAGCAGAGGTGAAGGGAGGTGTAGTCAGCGTTCCCTCTCCGCAGGTAGTTCAAGAGGATGTAATAGACCCATTTGAACAAGCAGAACTTGCACTTGAGGAACAAAGACAAACACCAACAAAAAAACTTTCAAACAATCCAATATTGAATGAAGTTTTAAATAATACAAAGCCTTTTTCAAAAGAACAAAGAAGCTCAACACCAGGTGGTGGTAAATCGGTATTAGATAATCTACCACAACAACAACCAATCCAAGAGAGTATGGACAAAACTGTTCAGTTTACTTCTCAAGGAGCTGGAGCTGGAGTTGGAGGATTAAGAACTCAGATGGCTAATAAAATGGGATATGGTGATGTTGCAACAAAAACAAATAAAACAGGACTTGGTGTACGAACAGGATTACCAGGACTTGATAAAATATTAAATAGAGATAATTCTGCACTTGTAAAGAAATTTAAAACAAGGTAAGGGGTAAAAAATGGCATTTATATTAGATAAAAAAGTAGTAAAGGATACAAAATCATTTAATGATTTTGCATATGGAATTACTTTGCCTGTAAAAAATGGAAATACTGGTTTCTTTGAATCAGCTTTTTCATCATATGAACAAGCAAAATCTAATTTAAAAAATTTACTATTAACTAAAAAAGGTGAAAGAGTAATGCAACCAAACTTCGGAACAGGATTATCATCATTACTATTTGAACAAATGGATGATAGTTTTGAAGAAAGGTTAAAAGAAACTATTACTAATAGTGTTAACTTTTGGTTACCTTATATATCAATTGAAGAAATTGATGTAAATATGACAGATGAGATGAAAGATAAAAACACAGCGGAACTTAAATTATCATTCACAGTAGGTAATCAAATAGAAACACAAGAAGTAACATTCACAGTAGAGGGGTAACGTATGGCATTAAATTCAGCAAATTTTAAAAGTAATAATGGTAGGGATATAAAGTATCTCAATAAAGATTTTTCTCAATTCAGAAATAATATTATTGAGTATGCTAAATCATACTTCCCAAAAACTTATTCTGATTTTAACGAATCTTCACCTGGTATGATGTTCATTGAAATGGCATCTTTTATTGGAGATTCTCTATCTTACTATACAGATGACACATTGAAAGAATCAATGATGTTATATGCTCAAGATGAAGAAAATGTATTAGCATTAGCAAAATACCTAGGATATCAACCAAAGGTAACATATCCTGCACTAACTAAATTATCAGTATATCAACTTGTACCATCTAAATCTATTGGTGATGGTAAAGTTGAACCTGATTACTCATATGCGTTAAGAATAAAACAAGGAATGGTAATCGAATCAAAAGAAGGAGTAACATTTAGAACAAGTGAAGCTATAGATTTCAATGATGATAGTGAAAGAGAAGTTAGTGTGTATCGAAGAGTTGATGGTACTAATGAGCCGGCTCAATATCTAATCAAGAAAAAAGTTAATGCAATATCTGCTAGAATCAAAGAAGTTGAAGTACAATTCGGTTCAGCTCAAGATTTTTCAAAAATACAAATTGCAGATAAAAATGTAATAGATATATTTGATGTACGAGATTCTAATGGAAATAAATGGTATCAAGTTCCTTATTTGGCACAAGAGATGGTTTATGTTGATTACCCAAATACAGAACAATATGATAAAGATTTAAAACAACATTCTGCTTCAGTACCAAGTGTTTTAAAATTATTAAAAACTTCAAGAAGGTTTACAACACAAGTAAATGCAGATAATACAACTACAATTATATTTGGTGGAGGTACTGCAACAAACGATGAAACACTAATACCAAATTTTAAAAATGTTGGGTTAGGGTTACAATCATCAATAGATAAATTAGGAGCTTCATTTGACCCAGCTAATTTCTTAAAAACTAAATCATATGGTCAAGCACCTTCAAATACAACACTAACAGTTAGATACTTAGTTGGAGGAGGAGTTGAATCGAATGTAAAAAAAGGAGATTTAACTAGTATTACACAAATTCAATATGATGATGATTCTACATTGTTTACACCAACTGAACTAAAACTATATAATAAAGGTAAACAATCAGTTGCTGTAGAAAACGAAGTACCTGCTACAGGTGGTAGAGGTGCAGAAACGATTGAAGAAATTAGAGAAAACTCACTTGCAAACTTTGGTTCACAAAACAGAGCAGTAACAAGAAAAGATTATCAAGTAAGAGCACTTTCTATGCCAGCTAAATTTGGTGGAATTGCAAAAGCATATTGTGCACCAGATGGAGAACTTGATAATAACTCACCAACATCAATATTATCTAATCCTGATTCATTGGAAGAGTTTACAAGTTTAGTAACAGGACTTGGAGAAAGAAAGTTATCTCAACAAGAAATAAAAAATGAAGTAAAAAAGTTTTTATCTAGTAAAACAAATAATCAAACTGAAAAAAATAATCCATTTGCAATTAACTTATATATTCTTGGATATAATTCTAATAAGAATTTGGAAAGATTAACAAGTAATACTGCAATCAAACAAAACTTAAAAACATATCTAGGAGAATACCGAATGTTAACCGATGGTGTTAATATTATAGATGGTTATATAATCAACATAGGTGTTGATTTTGAAATTAGAGTTTATGGTGGATATAACAAAAGAGAAGTTCTTACTAAGTGTATAGGTGAACTTAA